GTTTGCACCTCCTTTGTACCTTCGGGTCTTCGTAAATCTTGCGGAGGTACGACCAAAGGTTGATATGAGGGAACATCAGCTGTAGGGAGAGGTAAAGAAGGGGTTTGCAGTTTTACTGCATCTGGTAATACAATGGTGGGCAGTTCCACTATTTAAAAAGTGCTGCAATTTGGTCGTCAGTTAAGCCAAGTTCCTTTAACTTTGTTCTACCAGCAGAAGCATCTGCTATTTTTTTATCTAATGCTGTTTTAGTTGCTGCTATTTCTTCAGCAGTTGGCTCGTTAGATGTAAATTTACTTCCATCATAAGCATAGCCTTGTTTAACTGTATCCTCGCAATCTACCCAAGTCATACTTGAGTGTACTTCAAATTCAGTAAATGCTGTATCTACGACTTTGCCATTTAAAATAAGTGCTTTCATTACTTAAACTCCTCTACATAAACAATACCATTTTTTCCGGCACCACCGGCAGATGACCCATTACCTGTAGTGTGCTGACCACCGCCACCACCAGATCCATAAGCCTGACCTGCACCGCCTGCGGTAACACCATCTCCATAATCGCCCATTCCGCCGCCACCCCAGAAGGATGCACCACCATCTGTTGAACCACCTTCGTCTGATTGCGAAGCACCACCTTCATACTGTGTACCATCTCCACCAGTAAGGTTTATATCTCCACCAGAACCAACTCCTCTTGTTTTACTTGTAGGGTTTTCTGCATTTGTACCACCATAACCACCAGTTGCAGAGCAATAAGAACCAAATGATGAAGTACCGCCAGCACCGCCGTTTCCACCATCACCACTTGATGAAGTACCAGCAGAACCACCAGCACCTACTGTTACTGAAACTGTAGAAGATAGAGAAGATACGTCAATAACTTCTATGGCTGTACCGCCAGCACCTCCGCCACCTTTAGAGTTCCAGTTAGGGTTTCCCCCACCGCCTCCGCCGCCACCGCCTGTAACAGTGACTTTTACTTTATTTATTCCTGTTGGTTTTGTGTAAGTATGGTTACCTGCGGTAGCAAATACTTGATGAGAAGTAAATCCTCCAGTTACAGCACCTTTTGTCATATAGTTCCAACTAGCGTGTGCTGTACCACCACTAGAAGGGTTGTTGCCTGTAGAGTTAGCTACACATATATATGTAGATAATATTCCACCATCTGTGTATTCAACAACGTCATCAACTGTATAGGCAGTTGAGTTGTTGTAAGTACCTCGCCAGACTAATTTAATTTTTCCTAAATCTAATGTTGCCATTTTAAATTGTTGCGATTAGTTTTCCGTCTGTGTTTATGCTAAAGGTAAAACCTGTAGCTGCAAAAATAACATCTTCAAATGCTGCATAAGTAGCACCTGAGATATTATCTGCACCACCATTTGTAGTAGTGACTATTAAGTTTCCATTAGAGTCTGTGTTAAAACCGTACACTTCTGGAGAGGATGCTACTGCCCATGTCATGCCACCTGTGTTACCAGATTGTGCTGACAAGAAGTAACCGTTTACTGGTGCATTACTGACCTGTAACTTAGATTCATTTACAGCTTCAGCACCTAACTTTGTTTGTGTAACAGCACCGGCTGCTATTTTAGCTTCAGTTATACCTAAATCAGCTGTAGCTCCTACTATTTCAAATACACCACCCATAGAACCGTGAGAGGTGCATTGATAGTATAAGCGATCCGGAGCTGCATGTGGTACTTCAAATACTATTGTAGATCCACCAGCTCCTCCGTTATTTGTCACTCCTGTGTTGTACTCTGTACCAGCCGAGCCGTTGACTGTTGTTTGTATACGAAATGGGTGTGCTCCAGCAGAGTTACCATTTACGAATCTGTATGTTTTACCACGTATAAGATACAAGGTAGGGTCATTGACCGCCCCGGTCAAGCCCTCTCCTGTAAATGTATAGTGGTTGCTGCCATCTGCTCCTAGTGTATAAGTACGATCAAGAGCATCGGCGTGCAGTTTACCAGCTGTAATCTGAGCATCTGCCAGATCAGCTGTATGCACCTGACCATCTTTGATACCACCGGTGCTTACTTGTGTTAATGCCATTATTTTGTAACTCCATAAATACTACATCTACCATAAACAGGAGCAAAAGTTGCTGAACTTGTAACATTATTACCACTAGCGTCTCCACCAACAATTCCCCACCTAATGTCTGTTAAATTACTTTGTTCATTATGATCTCCAATACATCCACCTTCTTCTCTCCATTTACTTACACTAGTTGTATGGTACTGCATCATAATTTCTGTATTTACACAAACTCCATTTGAAGTATTATTATTATATGGGTCTATAATATGTGCAAAACCTTTAAATCCATAACCACTAACTGAACCATCAACTGTTCCATTTAACTGAAATATTCCATCGCTACTTACAAAATATGATTGTCCTTCATTACCCGTTCCTACTTGATGATAATTTGAAGTACCACGAGCATAAAAATTACTTGTAATTACAGTTCCTCCACCACCTTTTCCAAACTGACAACAAAAAACCTGTGGAGATACAGCAGTTTTTCTAATATCAAAATATGCCATGTAATCAGTATATGTGCTAGAAAATACACTATTAAAATGAAAAGCAGTTGTTGATGCACTTGCTTCTGCAACTTCTATAGTTGCTAGTTTTACCAATCCAGAATCGTTTGAACCCCAACTTAAGTTACCAGAGCCATCAGTTTTTAAAACCTGTCCAGCACTACCATCTGTTTGTGGCAGTGTATATACAGCTGCACCGTTTGCAGTGTGTTGTAGTTGATTTGTTTGTAATTTACTCATTGCTTAATCTCCTGTAATATTAACTTACACTTCATTGCATTAGTACCATCACTCTGCCCTGCAACTTCAAACGCATACTGTCCAGAAGTTAATCGTAAAGTTATATAATGAGTACCAGTTCCTGAGCAAGTAAAATTACCATAATCGGCAGAAGAAAAAGAGTAACTATCATCTTGTGTACTTGTTCCAAAGGTTCTATGTTCAACATCTATAACTTTTGTATTATTTGTTGCAGTGCTGGATGTACCAATATATACTCGATACTCGTTTGCAGAACCAGATTGTCCTGTAATATTTGGTATACTCATCCAAACTGCAAACTTACTTCCAGAATATAACGGGGTAAATGTCTCGTGAATTTTATTTGTAGTAATTTGAGCACCTACAGTTTCTTGTCCACCATAAAATGCCAAAGTTTGAACAACAGTACCAGCTGCTGGAGTTGCAGCTGCAAAAGATAACTGACCTGACCCGTTTGTTTGTAAAACATGTCCGTTAGAACCGTCAGCTACAGGTAATGTTAATGCTATGTCAGCGTTACCTGTTGTAGAAGCTGGTGCATCTAAAGACACTGAACCAGCTGTTGAACCATTTAATTTTATTGTCATGCTGCTATCTCCATTACTGTTAATTGTGAACAGCACCTTGTATCGTATGTGCTTCCTTCATAATCTCTTATACTTCTGTTTAAATACGCATTATCACTATGATATTTATAGTAATAAGGAGCATAAATTACTTGACTTGTTGTGTTTGGACTGTCTAGCAACGTTTGTGAACTTAAAACAGGAGCAAGGTTGTTACCATCATTACCTTCGTAATTTGCAGATGCACCAGTAGCTACTCTATTACCAGTATTTGTACCTTTTGTTAATTGTGTAGAACCTCGATACCACTTAAAACTTGCAACATCATTATTTGTACCAGCATAATAAAGTTCAAAATTAATTAAAAATTTACTGGTGCTCGCTGTAGGCGTTATTGCTATAGCAAATGCACTTCCACTTCCATTTTGATCTGTGCCCGGAACAACTGTCCAAGATTGTTGGTTATTTAAAGTAACTACGTCTGTTTCAACATTACTGATAACTTGTAAAACTTTACCTCCAACACCACTTGCTAACTTTGCAGAACTTACTGCGTTAGCAGCAAGCATATCGGTATCTACTATACCGTTTGGTAAACCACCAACAGAAATACCTGTGATAGTACCATTACCATTTATTTGTATTGCCATATTAAACTATTGTGTATGTACTACCCGAAGGTATTGTTAATGTTGCACCACTTGCTACTGTGATCGGGCCTGCACTCATAGCGTTTTTGTTTGTGGTTATTGTGTAGTTGTTAGATATAGTCTGTGAGTTTTCATAGATACATCCATCAGCTACTGTTGATGCTACACCTGTAAGACTACTGCCGTCACCTGTGTAAGATGTTGCAGCTACTGTACCTGTTACGGTAACACCACCGCTTGTAGTTTCAAGCTTTTTACTATTGTCGTGATATAGCTCTACGGCTCCACCATCAACTGATACTATATGATTATCAGCAGTTGAATGAGATCTTAAACGGTGAGTGTCACTCATATAAATAAGCTCGCCTGTGCCGTTTTGCAGCTTACTATTTGTTCCGTCATGGAATATAGAAAGATCAGTGCCAGCACCAAATTTCAAACGATCATCAGAACTACTAGCACTATCTCCAAACACAATATTTTTTGTATTAGTATCTAAGTCACCGCCTAGCTGTGGTGATGTATCACCGACTACATCTGTGTTAACAGAGTTGCCAGATGCCGCTGTGATACGTCCCTGAGCGTCTACAGTGATGCTTGGAATAGAAGTTGATGATCCATAGCTACCAGCTGTTACAGACGTGTTAGCGAGCTTTGTAGCGTCAACTGCGTCATCAGCTATTTTAGCTGTTGTTACTGCACCAGATGCAATCTTTGCAGCTGTTACACTACCAGCACTTGGCTCATTTATATTTACTGTTGACCCGATCGTGATAATGAAGAAATCAACACCATTAGAAGGAGGGGCAGCAAATATAATGTCCCCGCCGTCAATAGCAAAGCCTTCGCTGGGTTGGCTGGTTCCACTATTAGGTTTCTGAATGACTCCATTGATGCTAACAAGATGTTGCTCGGCAACGTTGCCTGCATTACTAAGTGTAAATCTATAAGCTGATCCATTAAATGTTGCACTGCCTCCACCAGTTGCTGATGAACTAGATAATGTGTTTATAAAAAACTGTCCAACTGACTGTGTTTCTTCAAACGCACCAGTTGCGCTATTATATACGAGTAATTTATTTGTACCAGTATTATAGAATAAATCACCAGCGTCGTTATTACTTGTAGGGTTCGACGAGCCAACTCTGTATCTTTCTGAAAAATCATTTATCTGCCCACTAAGACCTACTAGGTCACTTTCTGCAAGTGTAGCTTTATGGTAGTTATATATCTGACCAGAACCAGTTGACGTTACAATAAAACGTACACCTGTAGTTACAGTAGAGCTATGAAAGTTAGAAGGTATGTTGTTTATTGTAACAGTTGTACCACCTACAGTTCTACCTGTTGTACTTGTACCACTGTTGTTTACAACTATACCAGCTGCGTCTGCTATAGAAATAGCAACACCAGATACTGGCTGTGTGTTAGGAAATGATACTTCGTTAGCTATAGCTTCAAAACCACCGAATGGTTCTAGCTGTGCAGCCACGTAGTCTACAATAGCACCAGAAGTTGGTAGCTTAGTATCATCGTCTGTAACTGTGGTTTGTTTTAGATCACTAGCTAGTTTTGCAAGTGTTATGTTGCTGTCAGCTATTTTAACTGTTGTTACGTTTGCATCTGTAATCTTAGATGTTGTAACAGAGTTAGATGCTAACTTACCATCTGTAATAGTTGTGCTAGCTATCTTGGCTCCTGTAACTTGACTGTCTGCTATATGAGCAGTATCAATAGAACCATCAACATAGTGCTCTGAATTAATAGAGTCATCGGCTATCTTTGCTCCTGTAATTGCGTCTGCTGCGATATCAGCGGTTGCTACAGAAAGATTTACAATGTTGTCACTATTGACTGTTATATCTGTAGGTAATGTGCCTCCAGCTAACTTTGCCATTGTTACAGCATTGTCAGCTATCTTAGCTGTTGTAACTGAGTCACTAGCTAGATCTGCTGCGACTATAGTGCCATCAAGTATTTTAGCACTTGTTATAGCATCATCTTTTATATCGCTCGTTTGTATTGTTTGATTTTGTTCTTCTTGTGCAGCAAACAATAACTGCTCATGGTTGGCATTAAGGTCAGCTGCCTTGACTGATGACCCTGCCGTATATGTAGCCTTTGCACTATCTACATCTGTATCACGAAAGATACGTATAGCTGCTGGGCTAGCTGGTATATTGCCTGATGTAAAAACTACATTACCGCCACCTGTAGTAGTGTAGCTTGTTATATTGTAGTGTGTGCCTGATGTTTTTATGACACCATCTACATCAACTTTTACGTCAGACTCTTGTATAGAAGGGAAAGAAAACGGCTTAGTAGCGTTCCCATCCCCAGTATAATCTATGAATGTTGTTGCCATTTATTTGTATATGTTGAGGATGTTTGCGGTATCTGTACGTTTTTCAATACGTGCAATTTCTTTTTCACGTTGTTCTAGTATGACTCTGCGTACATTTGGTTGACTGCTAATTTTAGCCCAAGCCTGCCTACGTGCATTGTAGAATATACGTTCTATAATTCTATTATGGTAGTAGTCCTTTACATCAAAATCACCACGTTTACCAGATTTTATATCTGTACGCATCTGTTCTAATGATGCTAGTATCTTAGGATCGTCAGCTAGTTTGTCAAGTTTTAGTTCTAGATTTTGCTCACCTATAGCTTGTTGAAACAAAGATCTAATTACTGCATTATCTGTAAGCTTTGTGCCGTCAGGTGCATAGTATGTAGATGTACGTAGGTCGTAGCCACTGTTAAATAGTAATTGTCTACCTTTGCTTTGTTCTAAGTTAAGTGTTACAGGACTTACAGCATTATATGCTCTTGTTAAAAAGTCCCAATCTTTGAGTGGTTTACCGTTGAGTATGTCATACTTTTTAGGTAGCTGTTGTGTACCAGCTATCTGTTCAGTAAGTAAGTTTCTATTACGTATAGACTGTATCACACCTGAGTTTATCTCACGCATGTATGGTGTAAATAATCTACCAAGTTCATTACGTAGACCAGCAAGAGGTACAGTGTTGTTAGCAAGAGATGCTACAATACGTGGCCCTTGTCCGGGTCTAGCACCAAATAAGTCTACAAAGGACTGTATGCCTGCTAAGTATGACTTACTTGTAATCGCCTGTGCTATAACAAGAGATATTTTACCTAACTGGTTTTCTGTCCACTCTTCACCCATCAGCTCACTTGCATCACCTACGTCAGCAATCGTAGACATAATAAGGTTGAATGGTTCAAAGTTATCGTAACCAACACGTACAGCACCTAGCTTTATAGTTCTTGGCTCCCACTTACCATCTATCCAAACCTGTCTTTTCTGTCTGTCAACTGGGCCGTTACCGTTAAGATCACCACGCATCCAAGCGTTTACAGCCATCATAACTACACCAGAGCCTATTGCCAATCGGCCTGTTTGTAAGGCACGTGCATTAGCAAGTTCTTCTGCTGTAAAGATACCATACTTGTTTACACTTGCTAGGTCAGCTGGGTTTGCAAATGCTATATCGTTAAACTCTTTGACTAAGAAGTTAAAACCGGGTGTATACTTACCTGTAAGAGCAAGACCGTTTACACCTGTTCTAGCAAACAAAAAGAATGGCTTGGCTAGAGGTGCAGCACTAAATACATCGTTTAGACCTTTTGCAAAGCCTGTAAGATCTTGTGTTAGTGTTACTTCTTTACGTCCAAACTTTGTAGCTTCGTCAATAATATTACCATCTTTATCAAATACCTGTGAATAGAAGTCGTCTTCATATGCTTTCATCAAGTCTTTATTTATTTCTGGTAGTTTGATGCCATCAACACTTTGCATTTCTAAGACTCTACGCATTGCTTTCTCACGCATCTTAGCACGACCAAGGATGTAGCCAAACGCATCGTCAGTTGCAGCCATGATCTTTGTAGAGTACGTAAACAAATTATTGTTGTTCATCTGTCTAGCTATGTTAGCCATGCGAAATGCAGCTACTTCACCAGCGTCAGCTCTACCGCTATCTTCTGCCCAACGACGTAATATCTCCCAGTTGTCATCTGCCTGTGTATACTCTGAAAAACGTGTCTTGATTGTACGTATATCGCCTTTCCAGTATGAGTTTAGTTTTTCTCTAAACAAAGTAAATGACTCAGGTATAGCTTCTATCATACCATTAACGGCAGCTAGGCTACTTCTAACTGTAGCAGCATCGCCTTCAAATGGGAAGCGTAGCACTGCTCCTAATGCTGAAGCTAGTGGTCGTAAGAATGTTGCAGTAGATGTACCCATGATTGCTCGAACTGGTGTTTTAGGGCCTGATAGAATACTATGACTCATCACGCCTTCTAGTTCACGTATCAGTGCACCTGTTCTAGCTGGGCCGTCTGGTGCTAATGAACCACCTTTGAGTATTGTACGTGCCCATCTGTCAAAATCTTCAAGAGTATTAACATCTTTCATCATAGAAAAAGCTTCAAACAACGCATTGAGTAGGTTGTCATCAGGATCATCTTTTGCTATCTTCAGTACAGACATTATAGACTCTTTTGTATCTGCCATTTCTGCTGTTACAACTTCATCTACTATCTGTGATTTCGGCTGTTTACCAGCTTGTAGCTGTCTAAATGCGTCAGATTTTAAGAATCTAGCTTTTTTAGTTTGGTACAAAGCTGTTAACATTGTATCTACAACTTGTTTAGCTGGGCCATCTACATCATCTAGACCAACCAGATCTGCTATTTCACGTCCAGCTGTACCTAGATCTCGTAGTTGCTTAAGTAAAGAACCAACAACTAAGTCACCTATAACAACATTCTTAGATGTCCATATTTCTATACCATCAACAATATCAGGTTGAGCTTCTAACAACTCTTTTAGATACTCTTGTGGTGACATCTCTATGGCATTTCTACCCTGTGTTATACGTTGATGACCTTCTATTGCTTCTCTCCATCTGGATGCTAGCTTTGGTATACTACCTTTTACAGCGTCAAGTTCTTGCTTGAACTTTGCACTGCTCATCAGTCCACGCATAATACGTTCTACTTGTTCTTCATCTGTAGCACCTTCCATAGCAATACGCTCACGTTCGTATGGTGTTGTTACAGAACCAGTAGATCCTTCTTCTGAACCCCACTCTTTACGAGTACGAGATAGCTGCTCACGAGCTTTCTGTGGTTCTACTTCTGTTATGTGTGCTCCTTGGTGTGGTTGAGATATAGGTGCATTTTTATCTGCTCTAAACTCTACTTCACCACGTCTTAGCTGTGCTAGTCCGTTTTGTACTGTTGCCTGCTTTAAATTTTTGTTTCTATCTTGTATCTGTTTTACAGCTTTTTTACCACCTCTACCCAGTGTGTAAGCAAAACCGTCAAAGAATAGACCTATGCCCATACCTTCGACTATGTTCTTCATCTTCATCACAACTGGATGGTCAGTATCTTTTGTAGATATAGGTGTATCCATCCAACCATAGCGGTCACGTAAAGCACCTAGAGCGTTTTGCTCATCTGACTCTTTAGATATTAGATCAGATACAGCTCCAACAGCCATACCTCTTGCAATATTACCTTTAGCTAGTGCTATAAGCCCTGCGGGTAAAGCAACTATACCTGTAGCTGCCGCAGCTTTTGCAGTTACTATTGTACCGGCTGCAAGAGATCCAAAGTGTACTAGACCTCTCAGCTGTTTACCCCACCATGTTCTTGTTTCGATTGGATTATCATAACCACCAAAGGGTGTAAAGTCTGGCTTGTATGCACCAGTCTCTTCCCTTTGTTTTTGCATCTCCCCAGACAAGGCATCAACTGTGCGTTCTGGAAACGTAGCAATAGATGATGCAGTGTCTTGTAAACCACCAGATAAAATAGACTGACCCTCTTTAATGAGTGCCTTAGCACCCCATGTATCGGAGTTGCGTGGATCAGCTTGTGTGTCAACGGCCTGTTCTTGGGCTTGAGCTTGCTCTGACTGTGCCTGTTCTTCGGCTATTATCCGGGCTCGATAGTCGTCTGATATGTCGGCAGCTACATTACTTAGCTCATCGACCATATTATCGTCTATCGTATATTTTCCTGAGTCCATTAAATTGTTACTCCTCCAAAGTCATTCTCAACATAATCTTCAATTAATTTATTAAAGAACTCTTCTTTTGTTGGTTTTGTTACGTTATTTACAATTATTTCGTTTATATCACCTTGTAAGTTTTGAAACTGATTATTAGGCATATCTCTAAGATTTGGAAAGAATTGTAATACTTGTGTTCTGTCCGTATCAGATAGGTTAGTTAGTCTACGCCAGTCTTTATCAGCCTCAACTAATGCACCCATAATACTATTACTCTTATTAGCTTGTATTCTCATCAAACCAAAGACCATAGCATTTTGAGTCTGTTCATCCATCACACCATCTACTCTTATACCACCAGCTTCTACAACTTCTATTAACTCTTCTGCACTAAATTTATATAAACCAAAATCAGAGTAACCCTGTTTAGCAAGTCTATAAGCATCAGCTACAGTTAATTGAGTTAGATTTCTATTATCAAAAAACTTTTTAAGTCCACGAGTATCGCTTGGTTTAGAGTATAAGTTTGCACCATTATCATCTCTTTGCTGTAAAGATTTAAGCATCTTAGTTTCTATAGTTGTATCATCGTCATCATTTAATAATTGTAAATTCTTAGTCTGATTTTTACGTAGATACAAGAAACGCTGCTCCTCTTCTGTTAAATCAAAAAATGTTTCTGGGTTCTTCATCTTACTGGTATCACCCGGAAAGTTAGCCTTGTATGTTGCAAGAGCAAACTCATGTGGCATTACATTTGTGCCGTGAGTAACCTCTCTAAAATACTGTGGAAAGGGTGTTTTAAAACCACTTTCATAATAGTCATACAACTCATCTAAGGCTCGTTTATGATCTAACGATATAAACCCTTTTTGATTCATAACAGCATCTACACCTTTAGTCTTTATATAATTTCTATCATTTTCTATATCTACAGGTAAGGTTGGTCGAGTAATATCAACTTGAGCTGTGTAGTCTCCATTTAGTAATTTAGCTAAAACACCATTTTCTCCTTCATACTCTAGTTCTAGCGCAGCTTCTAACGTCAAGTTTTTATCGCCTGCCATACGTTCATTAACTCTTTTAGTTAAATCATACTCAGCTGCTTTTACTTGTACATTTTTTTGTAAGCTAGTAAGCTCTAGGTTTGGATCTCTTTGAGCTGCTCTTAGTTTGGTGACAAAATCCTGTTCTACATTTACAATGTCAAATATTTTATTTCCTCTACCTACCTGTTTAGAATATGGCTCAGTGCCTACACCAGAAGTCTCATCTTTTAATAAATGAGATGGTGTGATAGCATAGGTTTCTAGACCTAGACTTTTTAACCTTCTAAAAAAGAAAGCTTGCTCTTCTGCTATAGCCATATTGTACTCTGTCTCTGGCAAGTTTTGAAGTTCTAGCTGTCTTACTCTTTCTTGAGAAGCTTTAACTTCAGTCTTGTATAACTTATCATTACCTTGTACTGATTCACTAATTACATTATTTAGAAACTTTAAATTACCATCTATCTCTCCTTGACTACCTATACCGGAGTTCATGTAGCCTTCTGATACTTTTCCTTGCTGACCAGAGTGCTTAAACTTGGCTTTATTCATAAAGTGCGAGACACCGGCAGTTTCTAAAAAACCTCTATTTTCATATATTCTTTCGATAATATAATTTAAGGCTTGCTTTTTTTCCAAACCTTTTTTGTTCATTACAAGTTGTATTAGACCTACTTCGTCATCATCGTAGATTCCGTCGTACTCTTGTGTATCTGCATTTTTAGAGTTGACTGTACTAATAATTAATTTGTCTACTTCTCTATCTACATTCTTTAGATAATTATTAGTGCTGACTCTATCATATGTGCTTAAAGTTTCTTCTTTTGCTTTAATAAGTGATGGATATAATTCTTTAAGAAAATGTCTACGAAGATCTCTACTTTGTATATTTAAGCCTTTAGCTTGGGCATCCATGAAATATTTAGTAACAATATTTTCAATAATATCGTCTGCACCTTCTACAGCTTCCAGCCTTGTTGCCTTGTTAAGTAGATTTCTACCTTGTACTCTATTCTTAAAACCACTGACTGCAAAATCATTATAGTTTCGTCTAAACTCATTTGACTCTAAAGTCTCGAGGTCTGGTGCATATCTTGCTTTTAGAAACTCATAAATCTGTGGATCACCGTCAGCCATTTCTCGCAAAGCAGCTTCTTTTTCAGCATCATTCATGTCAAGCTTCTTTTCTTCAAATTCTAGAAACTCGTTTTGTTTAGTTTTGTAAAGATTCTTAGCAAACTTAAGTGTTTCACGTGCTTCTCTATTTCTTTCACGTGCTTCTTGATACTGAGCTACTGTACCTACGAGCTGATTAAGGCCACTAAGATTGTCGAAGAAGTTTTTTGATTTTAGTTCTTCTATGTCCCCAAGTTCTTTAAAGAATCTGTCTTGGTCTTTTATATTAGTGTCAATCTGTCTATTGACTGCCTCTTCCATGTTAGCTTCGGTAGAGGCGTAGTTACTAATCGGTAAGTCAGGGATTCTGTCCCTTTCTGTACCGACTAGATTAGAAAATGATGATGTCATAATTTATCCGGGAAATTCTACGCCTAATTTTTCTGCTACATTCATACCACCACTAGCAATACCGACTACTTGGCTAGCAATTTGTAATGCACCACCAAGTCTGTTTGTTGGAGGTAACATAACAGGTGCACCATACTCTGGTCTAATACCGAGAGCTTCTCGTGCTGAGGCTTGTTTAGATTGGAATACACGTGTAAGACCTTGTTGTGAGTATGCCATATTACGTCCAAGCACGTTTTGTATGGTACTTTCGACTTCTGCACTTTTAGCAAGTAAGCCTTGATATTTTAATTTACCAAATCGTCTACTTCGACCACCTTCATCTACGGACATTGTAGCAAAGTAAGCTCTTGTAGCGTCTTCAGTTCTTTTTCTACCTTTTCCTATGGTAGCTATAGCTTGTGCATAAGCATCACTTTGATCTCGTGATAAACCTATGACATTTTGATTCTGTGTTCTTTCTAGTGTTGTCTCTCTGTTAAAAAATTTGAGAGCTTCGGACTGATATCGGGCATCTTTAGCAGCAGCTTGCTGTCTAGCTTGTGCCCTTGCCCCTGCATTAGCGTCTACGCACACGGCAAAATTCAATAAATGTTACATTGTTCGGCCCATGTTCTAACTTACGTAAAAACTTGAAGCCAAGAAACTTTAGCAGTTTTAAATGTGCCTTGTTTCTACTGTCAACTATATTCCAAAGGAGGGGCTCAGGACGGCTATCGACATACCGTTTGGCCTCTCTTGCAAATGTAATTGGATATCGGTGTATATCAGG